GTGTACGTGCCCACAACTGCGGACCGTCGCCGCACGCTGGCGGATCTCATTGACCGCTTTGTGAGTGACTATCTTCCGATCAAGCCGAACAGCAAGGATGCCGAGGGTACGAAGGCGCAACTGGACTGGTGGAAGACCCACTATGGTCACGTCACCTTGGACAAGCTGCTGCCCGATGTGATCGCGGAAGCCCGCGGCCAACTTGCGCTGCGTAAGAGCCGGCTGGGCAAGCCGCTGTCAGGGGCTACGATCAATAGGTATCTGGCTGCGCTGAGCGCAGTGTGTAAATGGGCCTGGAAGGAGCTGCGCTGGCTGCCCTCCAACCCAGTGTTGAGCGTCACCAAGGCCCAAGAGTCGGAAGGCATTGTCCGATTCCTCTCCGACGAAGAGCGCAGGGCGCTGCTGGCCGCCTGTAAGGCTTCTGCCAATCCCAACATTTATCTCGCCGTCATCCTCGCGCTCGCTACGGGTGTGCGCTATGACAACTTGCGGTCCCTTCGTTGGGAGGATGTGGATTGGGATCGTTGGACGTTGCAGCTGGATGAGACGAAGAACGGAACAGCGCGACACGTCCCCTTGGTGGGTGCGGCCCAGCGTGTCCTAAAGGAGCACCTTGATAGAGATCCAACCGGTGAGGGATGGGTGTTCAAGGGGGCGCACGATTTCACGCCAGCTGACCTCAACTCCCCATGGCGCGCGGTGCGGTCTGCCGCCGGACTGACGGACTTCCGTTTCCACGATCTTCGCCACACGACGGCCAGCTATCTGACCCAGGGCGGGGCAGGGCTTGCCCAGGTCGCTGACGCCTTGGGTCACAAGACACTCGCAATGGCGCGGCGCTACAGCCACCAGTCCGGTGAGCATGTGCGCGCTACGTTGGCCACGATTGCTGGCAAATTGGAGGACTGACGATGTCCTTACCGCGCAAGACTAACGAAGAGCTATTGACGGAAATCCGCGAAGCATTCGCTGGCGGTTTCACTGCTGCTGCGGCGGAGCGCGCGGTGGGTTTGGCTCGGCGTCGAGCGGATGACACTGCATTTTTGGTCAACATCGTTGAGCTGTTAGCTGAGGCTTGCGTCAATTCGCCCAGGCGTCGTGCCGGACGCCCCAAGAAAAGTGCGATCACCGCGACAACGCATGTACTCGCTGATGGCCGGATGGAGACTGTTATGGACCTCAGTGCGCAGACACCTCAAACAAAGATTGAAGCGAGACGTGAGGTGGCAAATCTCGTCAAGGACTTTGAGATTTACGAAAAGGTCTCGGAGTTGACGAAGAAGCTAACGGTGACTGGCGCTTTCGTAGAGGCTGCCCGCATTTTGAAGCGGACCGAGGCAGAAGTTCGTCAGGCCTATTACCGCAACAAGCGATGATTCTTAAAAACGCAAAGTTTTACAGAATCTGCAGGATCAAGTGACGTTCAAGCTATCTCCAACACGCCGCAACGGCGTTCAATAGGAGGCAGATATGAAGCGTCAGCTTAAGACCGTCACCGCCTTTGCGGGGGAGGGGCCATTTACCGAGGCGCAGATCCGCTGGTGGATCTTTAACGAGGCGAACAACGGCCTTCAAAAGCACGGGGCGGTGGTCCGCATCGGTCGCCGTGTTTATATTGATGTGCAGGCGTTTGACGCCTGGATCGAAGCGCAACAGGAGGCCGCATGAGCAACCTCTGGCCAAAAGAGGTGGCGGCGTTCCGCGCTGAACATCTTCGCTCCAAAGAGCACCAGTTCATCCTGGCTATCGTTGACGTAGAAATGCAGGTTGCGCAACGCTTCGGCATAGACCCGACGCAGGATGACGTGGGAGACGATGCGAAGACGTTCGCATTCTTGTCATTGTCACGGCTCTTCGCCGAAACCGATGCAGAACGCACGAAGCTGGACGCCGCTATCGCTGCCTGCTTGAGTTCGAGGCTATCGTCATGAGAACAAGCCCTGAGTTCATTGCTTTGCGCGTCAATCGCCCAGGCTTCAACGATGAATCATTGCAGTCGATGCTTATCGTTGGCGGTGAGCACGTACACAAGCAAACCGGCGTTGATCCATGGGCAGAAGGTGGCCCGCCATTGCTTCGCACCGCCGCGTTCTTTTTTGCGCTCTATCTGCATGAGAATAGCGCCGAAGAAAAGCAAGCACTGCGCACGAACATCCATCTGCTGTGCGATGGGTACCGTTCATGATCGCCCCGCTGCCCGCCGACCTCGCCTATCTTCGGCACAAGTTCCCGAGCCGTTCCCCGAAAGAAATATCGTCAACTTGGGAGCACACTGCGCGGGATCTCCTGCGCGATGTTGACGCGCACTACTTGTGCGGGAACATTCCAGCACCGCTTTATGCGGCGGTGTTCCTGCGGTGCGTCGGTTCCTTTGAGAAGCGCAAGCACCATCGAGCCACTGCCATCTGTGGGGCTCACCAGCTACTTGACCAATTTTTGTCAGCCGTGTGAATGGACACGCCTTGGCATGAGCGTCCATCCATCTGCTGAGTGAAAACAATAAATGAAACTGCATGACGCGCTCGGTGGGATGCGCTCAATCCCCCAATTTTTCCTCTGGCGGCTAACGTGGAATGAGGCCGAAGGCAAGTACAACAAGATGCCGTGTAGCCCTGGCGGTACGCCGCTGCAGGGCGAGGGCAACGGTGCGTCAGCGCCACACAACTGGATGACGTACACCGCCGCGGTGAATGCCCAGGCTGCGTTGCCGACCACTGAGCAGACCAAGTACGCGCTGGGCTTTTGGCTGACGGCCGATACCGGCTATTGGTTCTTCGACATCGACAAGGCGGTGATTGCGTCAGGTCTGCATCCGTTCGCCAGTGATCTTGTCGCACGTACCTTCCCCGGCGTGCTGGTGGAATGGTCCAGCAGTGGCAAGGGTCTGCATCTGATCGGCCGTGCGCCGCAGATCCCCACGCATCGCAGCAAGCCCCCGCGTGAGATCGCCGCCCAGCTCAAACCGATGGAGTTGGAGTTTTACACCGATGGCCGCGGCATTGCGTTCGGCCTGAGTGGTGAGGCCAATGGCAGTGCGGATACTGTCTGCGATGTAGGGCCGCTCTGTGCTGCCTACTTCCCGCCCAGGCCGGAGATTGAGGCCGGCGTACGTCCTGAGTGGCGCGGCCCTGCAGACGATGCGGTGCTGATCGAACGGATGCTGCATGCGCGGATCTCTGCGGCTGCTGCGTTCGGTGGCAAGGCGAGCTTGCCGCAACTGTGGGCTGGTCAGGCGTCACATGACAGTGAGTCGGATATGGCGCTGTGCGCCCATCTGGCGTTCTGGACTGGCTGTGACGAAGATCGGATGCGCCGGTTGGCGTTGATGTCCGGCTTGAAGCGCGACAAGTGGTTTGAACGCCGCGTGGATACCGACTACCTGGGCTTCACCATCCGCAACGCTGCTGCCGGCACGAACAACGTGTATCAGGAGCCTGCGCGCACGCTTACCGTCCCGCAAACTCCCGTTGACACAAATGTTCGCAACGGCGCCGCGCTCATGCAGCGTGTATTTCCTCCGGTACAGTGGGCGTTACGTGATCTCATTCCGCAGGGCACCGCAATCCTGTCCGCGGCGCCCAAGGCCGGCAAGAGCTTTCTGGTGCTGCAGGCATGCATCGCAATCGCGGCAGGAGTCCCCCTATGGCAGGGGCGTCAGCCAGAAGAGCAAGGCGAAACGCTATACCTTGACCTAGAAGGCAATGACCGCCGACTGCAGGAGCGCATTGCGGGGCTGCTGAAATCTTACCCGGCAGACATCCGGCTTGACGGATTTTTCTATGAAACCAATTGGGCGCGCGCTGACGCGGGTGTGCAGCAGCTGCGCGAATGGCTGTTGGAGCATCCGAAATGCCGGCTTGTTGTCATTGACACGCTGGCGACTTGGCGCGATCCAGATCCGGGCCGCGCCAGCGCTTATAGCGCCGACTACGCCGTGGGTGCAGGCCTCAAGCCTCTCGCCCGTGACTTCCCCGGCGTGGCATTCCTCATGGTCTCTCACACCCGCAAACAATCAGGCGGCGACGCAATTGACCGGATTTCTGGAACGTTCGGCCTTGTTGGATCGTTCGATAACTATTTGATTCTGAGCCGCAAAGGTGAAGATGGGGAATTGGTGGTCAACGGGCGTGACATCCGGGAGCCGCAAGAGTTGGCATTACGGGGCCGCAAAGATGGCGGATGGACTTGCATCGGGAAGTCGGTAGATATCAAGCGCAGCAGCGAGCGCCGTGACGTACTGACCGCGTTGGAGAGCCTGGGAGGCGTGGGGATGCCCAAAGACATCCGGGCAGCGCTGGAAGACTGCGTGACGCCTGGGACGTTACACACACGCCTGTCGCGCATGGTCAAAGCTGGGGAGATCAGGAAGGACGGCAAGTTCTACACGCTCATTTCCGCCCGGAGGGATGGACTGTCCCCACCGCCGCTGCCAAGCGTGGCCATGTGATACACACGCGGTAAATGCTGTAAGGGTGTAAGGCTGTAAGGTTCTGAAAGATGGGGAACCTTACATCCTTACACCCTTACAGCTATTACACAGTGTGTAGGCACACCCCCAAAAAGATGGGCGTGGAAAAGATGAGACTTTTCCTACAGCAGCCCACGGCGCCCGCCGACTGACCCAGCCCAGCGCGCTGAACCTCTGGCTACACTGGCTCAAGATCACCGGGAGTTTTAGAGATGTCCACGCAAAGCCTACCCGCACACGCCGGCCGCATCACCCACTACACCGTAGAAATCACGCCAACCATGGATCTTTTGATCCAGCGCGTGAACGCAAAAATTGAACAAGGGTGGCAGCCCCAAGGCGGCATTGCGGTTGACTACCCAACCCATGCCGTACTGCCAAATTATGCCCAGGCACTTGTCTGGCGGGCTGGCGAAAAGCCATGATTTTTTTTTCGTATGATCATCCATGACGCGATTCTGATTTGCGTCAATCTCACAGGATGAGTCACGTCAAGTGAAGAGTAGTCCATCAAACAAGGAGAAGTTAATGATTTTCAAGCCCAGCGAATTGAAGGTGGTTCCACTGAGTGAAGTTCCGCCCGGGTCACTTGCAACCCTGATTGGCCGCGAGAGCGATATCCCGCTCTTTCTTAGCCTGTCCGGAGTAGATGGCAAGGCTCGCATCATGTTTTTGGGTGGGGATTATTCGTTTGAGGTTGCACTTTGGAGCATTGAAGATGCGACGGCGTTTGTTGTTTGCGCAGCTGATGAGCTCCGGGTAAAGCTGGGAAGCGCAGATGCGAGTCCCGATGAGAGAGCACCCGGGTCAATCGCTCTGACAACCTCTGGAGCATTTATCAGATCGAAGCCTACTAAACAGATACACCACGGGGCGAAGATTGATCTCAATACGTGGGACAAAGCTGAGGGCAATCTGACTCACGATCAATTCCTGATGTTTTCAGATTGGGAGTTCGGCAAGCTCGATGATGAAGGCAAATTTGCAACCATCTTCGCTAAGTAGTTGCAGCAAAAAACCCCTGCCAGGATCACCCCGGCAGGGGCTAGTGCCATCTTTCTTCCGCCAGCGTGGCAACTGGCAACGGTCGGGGCTTCTATCTACATGCGGCCCGATTCCGTCATCCCCGCACGTTTGTTTTGACCACGTGCAGCATCGGCGGCTGCTTGGTCGCAAACTTTGATTCGCCACCGGCAATGGCTGTGGCCCTCTCCTTCGCTGTGGCTTTCTTGCCTTTCTCGCCGATGCGGCCGTGGACATACGGCATTAGCTGCTTAGCTGCATCCAGGCGCATGGCGTGCGGCAGTCCAGCGTGGTTGATGACATCCTGCAGGAAGTCCTTCGGGTCATCGTAGTGGTCGCGGGGCATCTCGACGTTCGCCATAGTGAGGGTGGTCATACCCACGCCACCAGCAGCCCCTAGCGCAGCTTTCACGTCAGGATGTTTCAGCAACCGCGCGCCAGCAGTGTCCGCACCGCGCTCGCTGTAACCGGCCGCAATGGCAGCAGCTTTGACGCCCACGCCGGCAAGCCGGTTCGTCACGAATGCCTGTTGTTTTTCGGTCAGCTTGGTCATGCTTGTAAGCTCCTACGGGCTTTTTAATCTGCGAATGAGAGGTACACGCGTCTTGGCGTCAACCGGGTGGCAGCGATTTATCGTCATCTTGGGGAACAGACAGCGGCGGCAGGTTCTCCAACTTGCGCACCTCATCGGGCACCATCCATCCATCTTTGATGGCCTTGCCGTAGAAGTCCGCACGCGCCTCAGAGTTGCCACGCAATAGGCCTTCAACACTGTGCTCAGCGTAGTAACGGCGGCGTGCGATAGGCCCCAGCAGCTGACGGGAAATCTCTGATTCCCACATGTTGATCCAGCGCTGCAGCGAATACCTGACGAACTGAGAGCCCAACTCCAACGTATTGGAGTAGTTGCCGTTCCGCAGATCCGCAACCATCGTGGGCGGCACGCGGAAGATGCGGCAGACCTCTTCAACGCCGAACTGCTGCGCCGCGATCCATTGCGCGTCCTCCAGGTTCATTTGCAGCTGGTGGTAGCTAACACCCTTTGGGAGCATGAAGGTCTTACCGCTGTTTCCAGCGCCAACATACTTGCGCCATGCATCGGTGAGTGCGGATGCCTGTTCCGTTTGCAGCTCCCGGTCGGTGGACAAGATGCCCGACAGGCGGGTGCCGTTCTTGAAGGTCGCGGCTCCATGCTCACGCAGCCCTAGGCTCAGCCCCAACGTATCGCGGGCAATGGCAATGCGGCTGCGCCCAACGATGCTGCCGGGCTCAACCCGGTCACGCAGATGGAAGATCTCATCTTGCAGCAGCCGGCGAGCGTGGCCGTTGTCGTCGGTGTAGTCGTAGATATAGCGGCCCGTTGCCAGCTTGACCACGCTCATGCGCTGCGGGGCCAGCGGCAGCAACGCCGTCAATTCACCGGCCGCGTTGTACTGCCGTTCGGCGTAGGCGTTGCCATGCAGCAGAACAGCAGCGGTCATGGATTCCCGGAACGCGATGCCAGATTCATAAGGGTTCGGCTCATCCAGCACCCGCGACAGCGCAGTGTCGTCAGCCCGTTGGCGGGTGCCTTCGGTGCGCTGGTAGACATGCAGCGGCAGGCAGGCGGTTGACTCGCTTAATGCCTGGACGCAGCCGAACACGGCGCTAAGTGATTCCGCAGATTTGACGTTGACCGGCAGGCCGGCAGCGGAGATGCCAGATTGGTCAATAAGTGCTGCCCACGATGGGTCAGCGTCGCGCCTTTCGGCACGCTTGAAGGGCCATAAGTTCATTTGCATGTCTCCAGCCAGTAGCGCAGCACGGCCAGCTGATCGGCTGACGGCTGCGGGCGGTGGCGCAGGTTGACGGTCGTGGCGTCGTAGGCAGGCCAAGCGCTGACAATGGACACCTCATGCAAGGTGACCTCATGCAACGTGCGGACTTCACCCGCCCAGGTTTCCCGCACGGCCGTGAACCCGAATGACACCCCGCCCAAGTCGCCACGTTGTGCCAGCGCGCGCAGATCACGGCCGATTGAGGTATCGGGCAGGGTCAGGCTGTATTCCAGGCCTGCGGCTGTCTCGCGCAGTTCCAGGCTGCCGGAGCGCGTGCGGCCCAGTACCCGGCCGGTGTCGTGGTCGGCCAGCGCCAGCACGTCCCGGCCATCGGCCAGCGAACGCGCAAATGCACCGGGGGCGATGACTTCGGAAAAATCAGAGATGCGGGTTTGGACGTTGAAGGGGGCAGCCACCCCGACGAGGCGGCTGCCCTCCACGTTTGCGCCCGACACGAACCGCTGTTCGATGGTCGTCATGTCGTCAAGCTCCAAAGAAGCGGAACCGCATGGATGACCACGCGGTATGCCAGGAAGCGCCAGCGCATCACGATGCGACTACGAAGGCTTGCGGGTGACGGATGCCAACGTCAACGCTCAGGAAGGCACGGACCAGCACGCCGCCGCGCCTGTAGGCCGCATCGCTGTAGGGATTCACCAGGATCTCAACCGCGTCTCCCCACTGCCCAACGATCACCTGCGACCAGTCGCCCAGCACCGCCGTATCGGCAGGCGCAGCGTTGGACGATGCGGCCGGCAGGTCGCCGATGGTGGACAGCGATGCGAGGTAGTCGCTTCCGGCGCTGGCTGACTTGAGCGTGCCACGCAGGTCGGAGAGCACGCCCGGCGAGGTATACCAGCCAGTCGGGTCAACGTTGACGCCACGCAGCAGCTGTTCCAGCGCGATCAGCTCCGCCCAGGTGCCCGGCAGTTCGGCAGTCTGGACGCCCACCGTGTTGATGATGCCCAGCGGCTGACCTGCAGCACCGGTGCCCGACACGATGGCGGTATCCACGGCAAGGCCGATGGCCGCAGAAAGATCGTCAGCCACCAACCGCTGCACGTCCGGGCTGCCCTGCAGAATCAGGTTGCGGGACAGTTCCGTCAGTCCACCCACATGGTGCGGCGTCAGGGTCACGGCATCGGCGGTCAGGTCGCTTTCCGGCAGGCTGCCACCTTCCGGCACCCAGCCCACAGAAAGGCCACCGTGACGCGGAATGCTGACATTGCCCGTCAGGCCGGTGAGCGTGCGAACGCCCAGCGAGCGAACCGCCAGCGATGCGCGCAGCGGTGCGATCAGCATGTCACCACGGTGATCGGTGGGAATCAGGCTGCCGGCCGTGACGCTGGTGCCGGCACGGGTTTCCAATGCAGACAGCGGGACCAGCACGCCGCCATGCTTCGGGCCACCGTTACGGCCCTCCAGTTCGCGGGACGCTTCCAGTTCCGCGCCATCCAGCGTGCGACCTTCGGCCAGGGTGCGCAGCACACGCAGCAAGCTGACGCGCTGCTCCGGGCTGTCACGATGCTGGACGGGCAGGCCCGCGCTGCGGCGCTCGGCGTCGGCCAGGAACTGCGCGCGCTGTTCGGCCGCTTCCAGTTCGGTGATCTCGCCTTGCAGCGTGGTGAACGCTGCGGCCTGTTCGGTGGTGAGGCTGCGATTCTCACGCTGGGCGGTGTCCAGCAGTGCGCGGGCGGCAGCAACTTTGGCGGCACGGGCCGCACGGATCTCTTGCAAGGTCAT